TTCTTCATCTGCTGTCCGAGGCGGATCCTATAATGTCATCTTTCTTGACGAGTTCGCGTTCATCCCGAATCACATTGCTGATGACTTCTTTGCCTCTGTTTATCCTACTATTTCTTCTGGACAGAGCTCAAAAGTAATTATTGTTTCTACCCCTAGGGGTATGAATCATTTCTATCGCATGTGGCATGATGCGGAGAAAAACAAAAATGAATATGTTCCAACTGATGTTCATTGGTCAGAAGTTCCTGGTCGCGATGATGCATGGAAAGAACAAACAATTGCCAATACATCGGAACAACAGTTCAAAGTTGAGTTTGAATGCGAATTCTTAGGATCTGTTGGAACTCTTGTAAATCCAGCAAAATTAAAAAGTCTAGCGTATAACGATCCAATCAAAAGACATAATAGTCTTGACATTTACGAAAATCCGATAGAGGATCATAATTACCTAATTACGGTTGACGTTGCAAGAGGAATTGGTAACGACTATTCCGCATTTGTAATTTTTGATATTACACAATTCCCATATCGTATTGTTGGTAAGTATAGAAATAATGAAATCAAACCAATGCTTTATCCCAGCATCATTAAAGATGTTGCGAAAGCATATAATGGAGCTTACTTATTAGTTGAAGTCAATGATATTGGAGATCAAGTAGCAAACATTCTCCATTTTGACTTAGAGTATGACAATATTCTCATGTGTTCCATGAGAGGAAGAAATGGTCAGGTTGTTGGTTCTGGATTTTCTGGAAAGAAATCTCAACTTGGTGTAAGAATGACTGCATCGGTTAAAAAGTTGGGATGCTCTAATCTAAAAACATTAGTTGAAGATGACAAACTATTAGTATGGGACTATGAGATCATCTCAGAACTTACAACATTCATTCAAAAACATAATTCATTCGAAGCAGAAGAAGGTTGTAACGATGACTTAGCGATGTGCTTGGTTATCTTCTCTTGGTTAGTTGCACAAGACTACTTCAAAGAGATGACGGATAATGATATTCGAAAGAGATTGTATGAAGAGCAGAAAAATCAAATTGAACAAGATATGGCACCATTTGGATTCTTATCTGATGGTTTAGATGAGGAAGTCGTTATGATGGACGGAACAGACGTATGGACAAAGGCAAATCCAACAGAATCTATGGAAGTTTGGAATACTGACGAATATGGAGATCGTTCTTACATGTGGGATTATCTTTGATGGATCTAGATAAGGAATTAAATTTAGAACATTTACTCTTTTGCGAAAGAAAGTGCAGAACTTGCGGTGAAAAGAAAGATCTAGTATCAGATTTTTATTTGATTAGAAAGGGTAAGGGAACTTTGCCTTCAGCATATTCATATGAGTGCAAAGAATGCACTATAAAAAGAGTTGTAGCAAATAGAATGACTAATAGAGTTTTTGACAAATGGGAGTATCCTGACTGGTAATGTGTTCATGCACTGTTTCCCCACTGAAAATACCCTTTTCAATAAATAATTTCAGAATAATTCTGGACTTGTAGGAGACATAAAGATGCCACTAAACTTAGCATCTCCTGGCATTGTGGTAAGAGAGGTTGATCTTACCAATGGTAGAATTGACCCAACCACGGACAAGATCGGCGCATTCGTAGCACCTTTCACTAAGGGTCCTGTCAATTCGCCAACTTTAATTGAAAACGAACAGGAGCTACTGGACACCTTCGGGGGACCATCCCAGTACGGCAATCATTATGAGCACTGGCTCGCCGCATCATCTTATCTTGCATATGGCGGAGGACTAAGAGTAGTTAGAGCATCTGGTGCAGCACTAGTAAACGCAAAAGTCGGATCTGCTACTAGCATCACCATTAATAGTTTAGATGACTATGTAACTAGAGGATTTGACGACAATACAATCAGCGGCGTTGTCGTTGCAGCGAGAGATCCTGGATCTTGGGGTAATTCTCTACAAGTTGCAACTATTGACGGATACGCAGACCAAATCTTAACAGGTATCAATACTTCATCATATCAGGTTGGATATGGTGTAACTCAAGGTTTGGATGGAAAGACTCTAATTGGATCGGGAACAACCTCAAGTCTAAATGGTGCTTATCTAAAGGGTGTCATTACTGAAGTTGGCGTCGGTAACAGCACTATTAAAGTTAAAGTCAATTCTTACATTGACGCTGCTGGAACTGAAACCAGAGTAGATTATACTCCAAATAGCACTTGGTCCTTTGCTGCTGCAAACGGATCTCTTGGTGTTCATACCAATGGTTACTCTACAGCATACGAAAGCACAACTTATGATGTTGCTGTTGACTGGTTTGATGCACAAACAATCGAAGTTTCTTCTGGTGTAACTACCACTGTTATTAAGTGGAACAACATTGCACCTAGACCTGGAACTTCTGCATTTGCTGAAGCAAGAAATGCAAGACACGATGAAGTTCATGTTGTAGTCATTGACAGCGATGGTTCTACTACTGGAACTGTTGGAACTGTTATTGAAAAGCACCTAGCACTTTCAAAAGCAACTGATGCAGTATTCTCCGCAGGATCTCCCGCATACTGGAGAAAATATATTGCAAATGGTTCCGAATATATCTTTGCTGGAGGAGCACCTTCTGGAATTACAACTACTGGTTTTAGTTCTGGATTTACACTGCAAGCAGATGATGGATGGGATCAAGCAGCAGACGGAATAGTATTCTCTGCAGCAGGAAACAGATCATGGGTTCTATCAGGCGGTGCAGATTATGACGCAGGAACAACTGGCATTACTAGCACTTCTCTAGATGCATCGATGGCAGATAGAGTAGGAGGTTATGATCTCTTCACCAATACTGAAGAATATGATATCGACTTCCTCATCATGGGTGGTGCTGAGGCAACTAAAGAAGGAACTCAAGCAGTTGCATCTAAACTAATTGCTGTTGCTGAAGAAAGACAGGATGCTATCGCATTCATCTCTCCTCATAGACAAGCATTCCTGATTAACACTGGCGCTGATCAAGAAGTTGTATCTAGCACCAGCACAATGACAGATAACGTCATTGATTTCTATGCACCTCTTCCATCTTCTTCATACGCAGTATTCGATAGCGGATACAAATACATGTATGATAGATTTGCGAATACTTTCAGATATGTTCCTCTAAACGGAGACATTGCTGGAACTTGTGCAAGAAATGATATCAACAACTTCCCATGGTTCTCACCTGCAGGAACTGCAAGAGGATCAATCCTCAACGCAGTTAAGTTGGTATACAATCCAAACAAAACACAAAGAGACGTTCTCTATTCTAATAGAGTTAATCCAGTCATCCTTTCTCCTGGTTCTGGTATTATTCTATTCGGAGATAAGACTGCACTCGCTAGGTCTTCTGCATTCGATCGTATTAACGTTCGCAGACTGTTCCTCTATCTTGAGGATGCAATCTCTGCTGCTGCAAAAGATCAACTCTTTGAGTTCAACGATGAGATTACAAGAACAAACTTTGTAAACATCATTGAACCATTCCTTCGCGATGTTCAGGCGAAGAGAGGTATTTCTGATTATGTTGTTGTTTGCGATGAAACAAACAACACTGCTGCTGTAATTGACAACAACGAATTTGTTGCTGACATCTTCGTAAAACCAGCAAGATCTATCAACTTCATCGGTCTAACATTCGTTGCTACTCGCACGGGTGTTGCTTTTGAAGAAGTAATCGGTAACGTTTAATTCACTTAATTATAAATCTTAGAGGAAACTAAAAATGGCAACTAGAAATCAAATCAATCCACCCCCACTAAGAAAGATTACCGACTTCAAGAGTAAGTTGACAGGCGGCGGTGCAAGAAGTAATCTGTTCGAAGTTGTTCTCAACTTCCCAGCACTTGCACCAGCAAGCACTGAAGTTCTTGATAAGTCAAGATTCTTAGTAAAGGCAGCAAATCTACCTGCTTCCAACATCTCTGACATTACTGTTCCATTCAGAGGTCGTATTCTTCACGTTGCTGGAGATAGAACCTTTGATAGTTGGACAGTTACTATCATCAACGATACTGACTTCTCCATTCGTTCCGCTTTTGAAAAGTGGATGAATGCAATCAATAGAGTCTCTGATAACACTGGTTCTACCGATCCAGCATCATATCAAGCAGATGCTTTTGTCCATCAACTTGATCGTAACGGAGACACCCTAAGATCCTATCATTTCTACGATCTGTTCCCAACAAACATCTCCCCAATCAACCTTTCCTATGATACGGAAGGCATTCAGGAGTTTACTGTTGAGATGCAAGTTCATTGGTGGGAAGCAGTAAAGGGTAGAGGTCCTGCAGCAGGCGGTGACGACATCAACTAAATAGTTGAAGTTAAAGGTAATTCGGTTACTATAAAATGGCGAAACTTTTTGGGTTTTCGATTGAAGATAACGAGAAAAAAGCAAAAGGTATAGTATCCCCCGTTCCTCAAAATAATGAGGACGGGGTTGATTTCTATCTTCAATCTGGATTTTATGGACAATACGTAGACATCGAAGGTGTCTATAAGACAGAGTACGATCTCATTAGGAGATATCGTGAAATGTCTTTGCATCCAGAATGTGACAAGGCAATTGAAGATATTGTCAACGAAGCTATTGTTAGCGACCTATACGATTCTCCCGTAG